CATTTCTTTAGGTGTATACCAAGAAATACCACAAAGAACTAAATTTTGTGGTAAACACGTCCAGGATAAATAATCTATGTTATTAATAAAATGCAGTCTTTTTCAGATTTAATAATGGCGTATGGTCTACTCAATATTTTACTTTTAACAACAAGTACACCACTTTTAACAAATGATAAATGGATAAACATGGGTCTGCTAATGGTTGTTGTACCCAGTTTAACAAGTGCGTTAACGCGTGGTGGTAATATATTCGGCCGTTTAGCAGTAGACACACCATTTTTAATGGTATCTACACTCATTGGAATGGGTATAGTTGCTGGCATCTCTAAAACGAATAAGAGGTTTGAAAAAGATTTTAAAAATTATGGTAAAACTACGAAAAGTACAAGTACTGTATTGGGACTTCGCGCAGTTGGTTTACTATTTGGATTTCTTATTTCCTATTATGCGTTTGGTAAACAAATGTATAAACATTTTAATACCCCTTCGTATTAAGCATATCTTTTCGCGATATAAAAGGCAACAGCTGCGACCATACCGGTCGATACTAAGCCAATAGCACTTCTATTTCCCTGTTCGTTCAAAAATGATGGAACGAAGTTTACTAGTTTTTCCTGGACAGGTTTACTAATAGCCACCGCAGCACATACAGCAACTATAAGTGCTTCAAATTGGTCATCAGTAAGCCCAAATGGATTTTTAGATTCAGTAGTTTTTTGAGTAGTTTGCTGAGGAGCGACTTGTTGTTGTTGTTGTGCCATCATCATGGGCATTTGCATTTGCATTTGCGTCATGCGTGGATCTTGTGCCATCATTGGGGGTTCAAGTGGGTCTTCCGCTTGACCCATAATATCGGAAATTGGAGTAGAGTCCATCGTTTGTTGTGATTCAATATTTTTTTCCGGGGGTTTTTTTGACACAAAAGATGTACCTTGGTTATTATTTAAAGATACCATACCATCATTGGTATCAGATAAGTTCATCGTTACAATGTCCGTCATTTATGTAGTCATAGGTTTTTAGACTCAGTCACTGACGCATCTCCTGAATATAAAATATACCTCGGATACAAACTTAAAAATGTATTTGCAATCTTTGGTAAATCGTTTGTTTTTTCACATTCTGACATAGATTCGTTAAAATAGATACGTTTTGTATCGTGACATACGTTTACATATATGTAATATCCATCACATCGACCTATTGAAAGTTCGTTAAATTTTGTATACGGGTATACCATTTTCGAATTACATATTCGTCTGATGAAATTCATTTATTTCTTTTTCGTAACTTTGAATGGTGTATTCTTTTTAACTGATTTGGGATCACCTCCTTTCATGTTACCATGTCTTGGGTTAAACATCTTTTTATGGGTTTGCCAATATTCTGGTGCACCAACTCTAAAATTTTTACGAAGTGTCGCTTTGTACCAAAACACACAATCTTCTATTCTGTTACTTTTAGAAGTGTTATCTAACACCAAACATTCGTAATTTTCAGTACATGAATCCATAACTTTATTGAACATCTCGAAACTTGGAAAAATCCCAAAAAAAGATTTATACAACTTTTCACGATTTTGAATAATGTTTTCACGTAAAATAAATACATAATCAACATTTGCCCTGAGTGCTGGTGGAAGATCCATGCAATATTGCATCGTGAGCATGAAAAAAATCTTCCAGTGTCGCCCATTCATAAAACATTGACGAATACATGTATCTTTCATAAACTTTGAATCGTACATACAATCATCTAAAAGAAGAAAAGCTCCACAATTTGTTTTTCCCATACCCACAAGTTTTTTCTGTCTATCCATGACGCGTTCAATGGCTTCCCTGTCGTAATCTCCATATATGAAAAGGTCTGGTATATACTGTTGATAATAATGATTACCTTCTTCTGTTGCCGATAAAACTATCCCGGCTGGTAAATGCTTTTTATGGTACAAAATATCGGTAACGAGTGTTGATTTACCTGTATTTCTTTTACCGATAAATACACACACTTTATCATCCGCCATAGTTTCAGGTTTGAATTTTCTCAACTGAAGATTCATCTATTGTACTGCCTCGTTTTATTTCATAAAATTTTACTCACGTAAAGTAAGAATGGCTGGTCGATTAAACCTTGCTGTCACGGGTATCCAGGACCAATGGCTTACTGGTGATCCCGAATTTTCGTATTTCCTGATGAATTTTAAACGGCACACGAAATTTTCAATAGAATCTATAGAAACACCGTTCGATGGTGATGTAGATTACGATGCAACTGTAGAATGTCGCATTCCCAAAAATAAAGGAGACCTCATACGGAGTATGATGCTTAAATTTACTTTACCGGAACCAACTACAGGAAATAAAACGTTCGAAGTTACCCAATCTGGTCTTAAATATTATATAGATGGTGTTCAACAAGACACACTCACACTTTACGAAGGTTCTACGTATACATTTAACGTAAACACAGTTGGACATCCATTTTGGTTTTCAGAAACTCCTGATGGTAGAGATGGTGGTGTTATTCAAACACCTTATACCAATGGTATTACAGGTTCGGGTACAGAACAGGGTACTGTTACTTTTACGGTACCTAATAATGCACCATCGACTTTATATTATTACTGTGAAGTTCATTCTAATATGGGTGGTCAAATAAACATACACAATGTAAGGTATAATAAATCTATAGGATCAAGAATAATAGAATACGCTGATCTTCAAATAGGTGGTCAGACCATAGAGCGTATTACGGGTGACTATATATACATGTATAACCAAATACACAGCAATAAAGACGATATAGACCAAACACTCTATTTTTTAACGGGACACAATAATTATATATCAGTTTCGTATGATTGGGACTACACGATATTTTTACCATTCTATTTTTTTAGACACCCAAGTTTAGCTATACCCGTTTGTGCACTTACAAAACAACTCGTTGAAATACACATAAAGTTTAAAAAGTTGAATGAAGTAACTGTAACTTACACAAGAGACACCAATATTGTATCAAATCCACCTACTGATATTTCATCGTCAATTAAAAAGGTATCACTCGTCACAGATTTTTATTTTGTCACGGAAGATGAAAAGAATTTCTTACTTACACGTCCTATAGAATATGTTATAACACAACTCCAGATGTCACAGTTTAAGTTTAAAGTGGGTGAATCAAAAAAAGCGGGTATGCTCAATTTTAAAAATCCTGTCAAGGAAATGTTCTTTTTGGCTGTAAGTGATGACGTTTATAAACTTAATCCAATAAAACACGTTAACATGAAATTTAACAACAATACAATAATAGATGCTGATAATTTAATGCTCAGTTATGAACAGCCTTTGAAATACTATACAGGTGTTACCGACAACAACTTTGGAGTATACAGTTTTTCAATGAAGCCCGAAACATATTATCCAACAGGGCAGGTAAATATGAGTCGAATAGCTCATAATCTTATTGAAATTGAACTCGATTCACCGGACACTAATTTTGAACACAAAGTATACGTATATGCAGTAAACTATAACGTGTTACATATTCAAAGCGGTCTCGGGGGTTTAAAATTTTAGTACCTTATACTAGTAATGGCTGGACGTGTTCAGTTACAAACATCCGGACCACAGGACGCATTTTTCACGGATAATCCAGAGTATACATATTTCATAAAGAATTTTCAAAAACACACAAACTTTGCACCATTCTTTGTAGACTTAGATGTTTATGGTGAAATTGAGTTCGGGAACATCATAAAGTGTACCATCCCTCAAGACCAAGGCGACCTTCTCAAAACCGTGAGTTTGAAAGTTGAATTAAGTGCTATAGATCAAAATTTAAAATCTGGGTACGACGGATTTGGTTACGTAGAATCTATAGGTCATGCCATGATTGAATATGTCGAACTCGTTATAGGTGGTGAAGTTATACAACGCGTACCAAGCGATTTCTTAGCAATTTATTCGGATAACTACGTCACGCAGACGAAACAACACAATTTAGACAAACTTATCGGTAAACCACCCCTAGAATTTTCAGGTACACCCGTTACAAATAACTCTATATTGGGATACCTTGGGTACGCAACATCCGATACCAAATATTTTATCGATATACCTTTTTACTTTTATAATACTCCTGAACTTGCGATACCATTATGTGCCATAACGCAACAAGAAGTAGAGATAGTCATAAAATTGAGAGATGTAAAAGACTGTATATACGGTAAACATACAGCAGATCAAGAATCTTATTATACCGGGGAGTCTCCAAAAGGACTCATAAAAAGTATAAAACTAACCACTGAAATGATTTCATTAGACGAAGAAGAAAAACAAAAGATAAGTAATCAAAGAACAGATTACATTATAACTCAAATACACGAAAGTAAATCTATAATACCAATAGATGCAACTTTAGATAATTATATAGATGTTACTCACAGACTCCAATTTAAAAATCCTATAAAAGAACTTTTTTTCATCGTACAAAGATTAAGAAAAGTTACAGATGGTCATTTTGTAAGTAATTTTGATTATGATTCTGTATTTCAATTGTATAATAATGATTATACAAATTATGAACACTTAAAAAGTCTGGAACTTATACTCGACGACTCAGTTATATTAGATGAAAAAACGGGTAGTATTATTAACTTACGCGCAGTACAAAGTGGTATACATCACACGCGAACGCAATTGTTCAGACGATATTATTCATATAGTTTTGCACTTGAACCAGAACGGTGGTACCCAACAGGTCAAAGAAACTTTAGTTTAATTAAAGATCAAATAGTAAAAATGAAAATAACACCCGATATATATGCACAAAGAGAACTTAGAGTTTTAGGCCTAAGTTATAACATACTCCGTGTAGAAAACGGTATTGCTAAAACACTGTTTAACTTATAATGAATCAACAAGAAAAAGACGCGAATATAAACTTAATGGAACAAATACAGGAATCTGCTATTAATATTATCCAGCCTGTTCTCGAACGGTCTATGGTACTCGCAGCAGAATACGCAAAAGCGTGTGGACGTGATATGATTCTCGCCGAAGACATGGAATATGCCATGAAATATTGTGCTATGAATGAAGTTGGTAAAAAAATGGGTTCACATTTTCCAGAAATATATGAAGAAGAATCTTCGGAAGACGAGGAAGATATTGAAATTGAAGAAGACGAAGATGTTCCTTTTACGCGATATTCAGGAAGAGAATATAAGTTCGTAAAAATGAATATGGCGTACGACAGTTGGAATACATGGGAACCAAAAAATCCGTCAGAATGGATGTTAAAAAATGCCATAGATAGTAATGAACACATCGGGTCCGACGGGGTGGACGAAGAAATCTAAGTATTTTAAGATATGTGATGATTCCGATTCGGAAATTGATTCTGATTCCGATTCCGATTCGGAATCAGAAAAGGAACCGGAACCAGTTAATGTAGGTATGTTAAATGGGTATTTAAACCCAAAATATTATAAAGAAATTTTAGTCGAAGAAGATTTACTCCCAGATTAAAATCTCAGGATACTGTATATAAAAAATGTCTACCGCTGCCGAAACTGTTACGCTCGTCACGCGCGAACTCGAATCCCAATCCCTCAACGCCATTGTTGCGGGATTCTCCTTTGCCGCCGCTTTGTCTTGGATGGACTTGGTCAGGTGGTTGGTTAACCAGGTTGTTAAGGTCAACAAGAACGGTGGCATGAACTACACACTCACTGCCTTGTTTACGACTCTCTTGTCTATCTTGGTCTATGTTGGTATCTCCCGTGTTTCCACGCGTGTCCAAAAGCCATCGCAACCAATCTTCGCGGTTACTCGATAATTTTCGGTTTACGCATAACTAAAAGTAAAAATAAACCGGTTGCGACTACCATAAATATAGATATAAACGCATCCCATCTACGCGGATCCTCCAATTCGGGGATACTCATAGGTGGTGGAAGAGAAAAGTCTCGTTCCACTTTAGCAACATTCTCCAATTTATCAGTAGAACACGTTACTGCAAGTTTAAGTATATGATTTGCGTTTCTAAAATCGTATGGTATTAAACGATTATTACTACTATAATAAAATTGAACACGTAAACTTGATATTGTTTTTTGTGACCCAGAATCAAAATTGTGTTCGACTGTATCATCGACACCTGAATAGTTAATCACATCGCCGCAAAGTAGTATACGTCCGGTATAAAACGGTGTTTCCGAAAACACGGTTTTGTTAAATTCATCTGAACCACTACTTAATTTAACTATAATTGCATCTGCACCCTGTAAATTAATACTTCCCGTTTCTAAAGTATAGGGTGAAGACGTGGTAGACGAGACATTACTCGATGGTAAACCTAAAATATCATGTGGCGTTGTGTACCCATTCGTACCCGTAATATACCCGTTTGTACCCCCATAAAACTCAAATGTAAAAGGTGAACTACCCGTAAACGTTATAGCGTTCGTGTCCTTATTGAAAGAAGAACTCGTAATAACACTAGAGGCCGTTGTAATCGCCTGTGCTAATTCTGTTCCACTATAGTTTCCTATAGGTATAGTAACGGGTGTACCATTTATATCAAATTGATTATTTCTATCGTGTATGAGGTACTGACTATTATGTATACGTGCAGAAATGAGCGATATTTTAGTCACGTCATAAATAGGGTTTTTTAAGTGGACTACATAATCACCTGGATTTGGGTACAAAACGGGATCACGTTCACCACTGTCTATATCTAAAGTATGTACCTTCATTAAAATATATGAACAATATTTTAATGAGTGTATGTCTCAAAAAATAAAATGATTAAGAAAGACTATGAACCAATGGGTTATTTGAAAGTTGTCGTCTTGCTGTATCCAAACTCATATTGGATGCATTTGGATTATAGTGACCTTTATATGCATTAAAATTATGGTAATCATTAATTCTGTATTGTTGTGTCCACGCACCATTTGCTGAGTTTACTCTACCATCAATTCGAGACGTATCCGAACGAACACTCGTAACCATACCACCTTGGTTGAGTGCATCAGCGCGAACATTCATTCGCCCTGGACCAGCAGCTCTATTTCCTTTACCACGGCGTTCGTCTGGACGGAAACCGTGTTTTGTAAGTTCTTCTACTGTGTGTGGTGTACCGTACGTTTTATTCTCACCTACCTTAGTCGCTGGAGCATTTAAGTAACCACCGACAAAACTATTTATACCCGGTGCTGGTCGGTTACTATATTGATATTGTTGAATATTACCATCGGCTTTGTTTCTGGTTGGTTCCTGTGCACGTGTGAGTGCAGATACAGTTCGCTTCGCGGATGCATAATTCAAAGTATCCGTTCTAGAACCAGTTTCCGATCTATTCGTTGTTCTCTTTGTGCGTTCGTGCTCACCTCTTGATACTCTACCACTCATACCTTGTGCTCTACCTGGTACTGGTGGAAGACGACCATGTAAGAATGCTGTTTTTTCTGGTCTGTTATGAGCAACTTCACCGACGATACCACGTCGACCACCTTTGAAATCATACGCTGGACCAGACCTACCTGGTAATGTTGTTAATCTATACGCACCTACATTTTCTGGATTGACACGGAACAATTGTTGATGACCACCAAATGCTGGTACATTTGCACCAACACCCAAACCTGGACCAACGAGTTGTTTTTCAACTGGTGAAAGATTATTCATTCTACCTGCGTCATACATTCTGTTTCGCATGTTCAACACTTCTCCGCCGGCAGAGCGTTTTTGTGGAGCAATTTCAGCAAATGACCCAACTTCTTCTTTCGACGTATACGATGGTTCAATGAGTGGTGACAATGGACCTAAATATTCAGATTGAATAACGACATCCCTATCTGAAAAATCGGATACAACTTCCTGTTCTTCTTCTATCGATTTACCTTCTACTGTATACATTTCATCTGGTCGGCTTAATTTTCTTCCGGCATAAACTAAACCGGCTATAGCCAATATAGAGATGGGATCAGCCATTCTTATTTCTTATTAAGATTTTTATTGAGGTATCTTTGCTGAAACAAACCATTTTGAGTTTCTGCACGTGTACTCATAGGTTCGTATGTTTTCGTTCTAAGCGGTAACTTGCA